AATTTGATCATCTCCTTCAGCAGTGGCTCTGTATAATTTATTATCGTCTGAGTCTATCCATAAATCTCCTGCTGACGTTGCGGTAGGTATGCCTGATTGTCTATATGTTGCAACCCCGCCGCCTTCTACTTCTACCCATTCTCCGGCTGTGATTTGATCGGCACCTGCGCTATAAGCCATATACAATTTATCACTGTCATTTGTATCTACCCACATATCCCCTATTGCTATCGAAGTTGGTATATCATCCTGAACGAAGGTCTGTACTGCATTACCACCAGTAACAGTAATCACTCCTTTTATTTGCAATCCATTTGTAGGATCATATTTTAAGTATGCGTCAGATTCGCCTATCGCTATCCCGTATAGGTCAGTAGAGTATCCTAAGAAACCATTAAGATTGCCCATCCTCATGCGTGTATCAATACCACTGTTCCATGGCGTAGCATCTATTGTATATACGTCTATATGCGGTGAATTGTTTTCTGAAGCAGTCATCAATATACCGCCATCAGCACTCTGCCCAAAATTAACTATAGCTGCTCCTGTAGTCCATTCAGGGTTAGAACCATCAGCGTAATCTCCTGCCTTATCTCTAACGACAACATAATTCTCTGCATCTGTTGCTGTAGCAACCTCCATCCACTCGTCATCTACTCCAGTAGCGGAGAGTGCTTTTATCCTTAAAAAATCCCCTACTGCGAATGTAACATTGCCTTCTGTCACCATCGCCGTGTCGGTATCATTAGCTCCCATATCAGCATTTAGCTTATCAGCATCGTGAGATATTAAAAAAGTTCCGCCCATAGCAGATATCGTTTCATACTCGAATATAGTAGACCGTAATATTCCTCTTGCATAGACATTCTGGAATTCTGCCCATCTAGGAGCTATCTGCCATCCCTTACCTAATGCACCTGATACAAAATCTGATGTTTGTATATGCACATTAGCCCCATCTATTTGAAGATGCGTAGAACCTGTAGCGCCTACTGTTATCTCTGATGTAGAGTCTGTCATTACGATATTGTTGCTTGCGGATTCTATCGTGTCTGTTGTTAAATCCCAACCGCCTATAGTCCCCGATGTGGCCTTTAGGACGCCTCCTACCGTAACTGAGAACTCTGCATCGCCGAAGGTTTCGTTTCCCATCTGTATGCCAGTGCCAGGTATCAACCCTATGTAATCTTCTCCCGATCCACCGCTAAACCCTGTTTCTGCTAGAGTCCACCCACCGATCGTACCTGTAAGACCAGAAATAGACCCTGCCGTAACAGTGCCTAAGTTAGCAGAGATGGCCGACAACTGACTTACATTCATTTCTGTTGCAGTTATTGTACTCGCTGCTATCTCACTTGCCGTTATAGTGTTAGCCACTATCTCATTTGCTGTAAGTGTGCTTGTTGCGATATTGTCTGCTGTTATTAAAGTCCCACCTACTCCGCCAGCTCCGCCGAAAACTTGATATGTAGCATATTTCGTGACATCTGCAACATCTTCTGATATGGCTATTAGGATTTTATTGTCGCCTACGCTTTCGGATGAAGTCGTAGTGGTCTGTAACACCGTAGAGGAGGTATCCGTGTCTAAATAAATATAAGTCAATGCGGTTATATCCCCAGTATTGCCTGCGCTTATGCTATAAGTGTTCGTACCATCTGACATAGTAATCGTTCCTGATGTCCACGCTACTGTATCATTATCGGTGGCACTAAATGTCATATCTTGCCCCCACCCTCGAATGGAAGTCAGTGCTAAATCTTCTAGGGTTTCGTCCAAATACCCTAAAGTATCATCAGTGGATGATGATCTACCTCTACCATATAATAGGGCCTGGTCTATCTTCCTAAGATGTTCGTTAAGAATGGGCAGGTCTTTATCGGTGTCAAAGCCGGTAAGGTAGTCCCCTGCATAGGCTGATGTGCATAAAATAATAGATAATAATATTGCTATTGATTTCATCATCTTAATATAACTCCTGTACTTCGTATAGTATTTCTATTTTCTGAATTTCCCATCCAACAATCCCAGTTTCAGTAAGTTCAAAACGGAATAGTTGGCTTACCAAGGATGGGGCCTCCTCCTCGTTTATCGGGGGCAGGTATGTATATATCTTTAGATTCTCGTCGCCTGTATAGTCGTCCTCGGTGTCAGAATCAGCATCAACAGATAAATCTATTTCTATATCTCTATCTATGTCTCCGTCGTCTGCTTTTATATTGAATGTTAAGGTTCCGGATGTGCCGGTATAGAATACCTTGATTCTCTTAATTAATTTCTTGTATCCTTCCACATCAAAATCTACCCATCCGGTTTTCCATTTGCTTACTACGGATGTCTCTTTGGTGGAACCTACTTTATCGTATATCATCCTAAAAACATATCCGTCTGCTGAGTATAGTGTAGGCGAATATTCCTCGTCGGTAGTAGTGAAATTTGCCCTAAATTGGATATAGTCATTTGCTGTGATACTAGATAAATCTGCGCCGTTCTGGTTTGTAACCGCTGTGTTCCATGTTATGCCTGTCATATCAGAGTCGGAATCTAATCTTACCTGGAAGGTTATGTCGCCGTACGCTCCAAGAGATTCATTCCAGTATAATTTGTCTAGTGCTGCTGCATCAATATTATAAACTTCGCTTGTCCACGTTCCATCCTTGTCCGGCCTGTCTATTTTTGCATCAGGCAGATAAGTCAATATCTCGTCTAGCGTGTCTATATTGGCATCTTTAGTCTGTAATTCTGTCAGCCAGGTGTCTATCGTGCAATCCCACCCTATCTCTATTATAGGATAACTATCAGTTCCATATACCCTGGTGTCGTCATACGTTCCCGAATCAAACTCGCTTTCATACCGAATATTTAACAACGGTTCTAGGTATGATGCGCCCTGTACCAAACCGTTTGCGAGAGACGATCCTAAATATATAACTCCCGTGTCCGTGCTAGCGTTGAAAGCCGTCCAACAGTTTACGTTTATTGTGTCTAGCACATATGAATCTCTGATCAGGTTGTACAATAGCACTCTGTTGTTGTTGGTCACCCCTGACTCATAAGAATTATATGCTAGTCTATATTCGTTATTAAAATATATACCTGCGCATTTGGCTATATTTGTTTTGGATATGTCTCTTATCTCTGGGGTTACTGCGTCTGATATGAGCTTAGATCGTACCCCGTCAAAGGTATACAGGCCGTCTCTGGATAGATAAATTATCCCTATCGGTGATGTGTCTGCTGAATAAGGTGCCGGACAGCCTACAAACGAGAACGGATCACTTACATACCAGTCTGTCGTGAATGAACCGTCTGTGTAATATTTTTGGATGCTATTATTTTTTCCTATGGTAAGCGTCCCCATAAATGTCTCTAGGAATGTTATCTCATCTCCGTCATTCGGCCTTATTCTCTCAAACGAGTCAGGATCGAAATATTCCGGGTTACTGTCATCAGAAAAATAAAGCCTTGAGTTATATGTAGTATTCCCGCCAATCCATAGCCGATCCTTATTTATGTTACAATATTTACCTTTGGGCGGGGAGGCATTGAATTTAGCCGCAGTTGACCACGCTGTATTCCCTGCCAGAGTAGAATCTGATACTGTGTCGTTTAAAGTCGTTGTGGTGTTGTCTGCAAGCGTACTCGCAAGGTAATAGGTTGTATTAGACTTGCATGCGGCCTTAGATGCACTTCCTACGTTTCTGTATACATACCTTGCCGTAGTCCCTAAAGGGCCTATAGGGATGTCTGTGAGGCTTATATTGTATACCTCAGCACCCGTTAGGATAGGGTTACTGCGAGCGTTGGAATAGTACCCTACAGCGCTTACTAAATACATCATTTTATACTGATACCACTTTGCCGCGGTTAGGTCAGTGCCGGTGTTGAGTTCCGCGAAAGGCGCGCCTAAATCAGCACAAAGCTCTCCTACCGTTCTCGCGCCGTCTGTGTTGGCCGTGGTAACGGTTTCGCCATCATATTTTACAGGATTGTCAAATCCATTCATTCCTATAGCGTTGTCTTTAAAGGTAACAAATGTCCACCTCTTGCCATCTGTCAGGGCTGTATCTATGTTCGTTGTGCCGGTATCTGTGGAGTTTCCTATATCTAAGGTCGTACCGGTGGCTATGATCGTTTTAAAGGTGCCGTCGCTCTTGTAATAACGGTGTAGAGAGTTGTTTGTGGCTGAACCCGTGTCCCAGGCCGTAATCAGTGGTTCGCGCTTGCCTATGGCCCCATAACGCTTGTTTACGCGTACATTCTGGGCCTCTACTGCTTGGTTGTCAGGAGTGTTTAGCGGGCTTATATGACTATTCTGGCCTTTACTGAAGTCCTGTAAGACAAAGAACTTATCCTGTGCATAAACAGGCAATGCAACCGCCATCAATAATAGTCCTATAAATATACGCTTCCTCATATGCGAGGCCCCCTTAGACGCATCTCCGCTGAATTGGCTATATCTTTCCTGCGTTTTAACATATTCAGTTTCTCCTCACGCTCTAATTTATACTCCTGGTACAGTTTATCCGCATTAGCATCCTTAGACAGCATAGGTAGTATTCTCCATCTGGCAAAGGCTATTATCGAATAATCAAATATCGACAAATGCGTCAGTTCAGTTTCACTTCCCGAAAAAGGATAGTCCGAGTCCTTTGACATCGAAACAGGAGCAGACCCGTAATAAAGCCACAAACCACTGGCAAGTGTCGTGTCTGGTGTAGGCGATAGGGTTACAATATCCGAGTCTATTGAATAGTAGAGCGGATCGCCAGAGCCTAAATCTCTCCAGTTAGGACGGTTTATATCAAACCATTTAAGAGTACGTGGATAGAGTTGTTTCCACTTTGAGCCATTATTCCACCACAGACCCATTTTATCGACTGCAACATAATCCCCTATAAAAGACGACAGGCTATATTCGTACTTATCAGCCGTTATCTTGAATTTCTTATTAGCCTTTAAACATACTGTATAAGCAGCTATATCCTTTACACCTTCATTGAGTATCAGGTTAAAAGATGCGTTTTTGACCACAGATACCTTTGCTCCTGGTATCAGAGCGCGACCCGTTTGTCGAAGTTGTGATAATGTCATATCTAAATTCTCCTTGTGTTTATTGCAAGCTATTCTTGATATATTGAAGAGCAAGTTCTATCAAAACATTTATCAAACTATCTGACAGATTTTTACCTCTATTGATTGCTTCTGCTTTTATTTCCTCGAAAGCCTGTCTGCGCTTTTCTTCATTGCTTAGGTTGGTACTTTGAAGAGTACCTACTGTGTTGATAGCGAAGTCTTTTAGCTCGGCAATTAGCACCTGCGCAACTATCGGTAGTGCCACATCTATAAACGATTTGAATATTCTTAACATTCTACTCCATAACCTCTTTAGCCAATTAAACATTATAGTCCCTTTCTTATGGTTTTGGCTTCCTGTTCATACCAGACTGCCAATGCTTCCTTGTTTTGATGCCAAAATCCACGTAAAAATTTTCCTATCATTGACATTATATGCCCTCGCCTTAACTTGCCTGATTTCTTATCTCCTACTGCATTATCGAGTTTATTATCAAGTTCCTTGCCAGCCTTTTCCAGCTTAGCCTTGCTTTTAAACACCCATAACAATGTTTCCATCGTATTGCCCTTAATCCATCTTGACAGAGTTTCCATTATTGCCCTCCTTCTTTGGAGCCCGTCTAAAGAAATACTGGAACACAATCATATATATCGCTATCAATACATCAGGTAAGTTTAATATTTTACCCTTAGTTACGCTATATACGAAATAGAACAATAACCCTAATGTCATTAATATCAAAACAATATACTTAAATACAGAGTCGGCGTTTTTCATTCCTGCATCACTCCATTCCGAAAGGTTCTCCATCCACTACGCTTAAAATCAGGGCAACCAACATCTTCGTCCCATTTCCAATTCTTATGTTTCTTTTTACATTCTCCCCAAAAATAACCCAACCCAAGAAACATTGATTTCGGAGGGTTTAAATGCTTACAATTTTTACAATAATTTTCCATATCACCACCTTATAGTCTTTTTAATCATTATCCGGCGGTCTTTCTTCTTGCCGTCCTTATCCTTACCATTCAGCAATTCAAACAATGATTTCAATAGATTTTTAGCTTTATCTGCCATTAGAATTTCTTTTCTATCATGAGCGACCAGTAGTGCTGATTGCTCTGGGCTTCTAATATCCCATTGGTGAATTTATACCCATAGGCCCACTCTGGGTCTTTACCGCTTTCTACGTCAAGATCGCCCCATCCCCATTTATTTATGAGTGTCCAGTCCTTCATAAACTCCCAGCCAAATTGAATATGTGTTCCTATCTCATCATCCCAATCTGCCTCGGCTGAATAGTTAGGCTTAAAATAGGGGTCTAAATAATCTATTCCAAATCCAGCGTGTACGGTTTCGGTAAAATACCATTTAAGAGTTACGAAATAATCAAGCAGATTAAGCCTGCCCATTGACTTTCCCTGATAGGGGGTTTCTACCTGAGTATCGTGCGCGTTAGAAGATGTTGCGCCTACACCTAACTCTATACCGATTTTAGGTCTTAGATAGTTATCTTCTGGATTTGGCGAGAAC